CGCTATCAATAGCAGCAAGTCCATAAGTAAGCGACACTATTCTTACTAAACTAGCTGTTCTCGCAGTCCCTTGGTTGTTACAAGTGATAAACCATTGTTGATTAAGACCTGAGCCTGTAGCTGGATCAGACATCCCAACAACAGAATAGTTCGCATCCGGCAGCGCGTTAGTGAAGTTGATCGTATAGTCACCCGTACCGTTATCCGTAATACTCGACACATTGCCACTAGCACGAATAGCGACTGTACCTGTGCCGTTAAAGTTGACCCATGCTCTGCAACCGTAGGCTGTGGCTACTGAGCCGTAACCGGAGTTGAATTGCAGCAATCCAGCCTCAGTCCAGCTAGGCGCACCAGTAGATAAGTCAGCAGGAATTACAGCACCAGCAGCAATCTTTGCCGTTGTAATCGCATTATCTTGAATCTTGTTCGTACTAACACTCAAATCACCTACACCAACACTCTGCAACGTCGTACTCAGATACCTAACGTAGACGTTATTCGTACCGCTAGACGGAGCAGGAGAGATCGTTAGCGTATTACCTGATACCGAGTAGTTCGGTGGGTACTGAACGACGTTATTAACGACTACCTGAATGTCATTGGTCGAGTTGACAAACCGTGACAGCGTAAAGTTAGTAGCCGAACCAGTACCATTGAACGAGTCTGTTCCTGCGATAAAGCTCTGTGTCGTAGGAGTAGAGCCTATGTAACTCATGTGATCTCCAGGAGCGAGCAGGCCACATCCGCAGAAGTCGCTGCGCTTGTTACGACCTTCAACACATCAGACGGCTCCAGCACCACTTTCTGTTCGCCGCCTACAATCACCAACGCGCCGCCGACAGGCACTACCCCCGACTTGATCAGGTAGTAATCCACCGCAGAGCGAGTGATATACGCGTCGGTTGTGATCGGTGAGGCCGACGTATTAGCTACCGATAGCCCGATCAGCGTGGTCTGCGTGGCTGATGGGCAGGTGTAGATCGTCGCTGCTGAAGTGCCTACGTTCTTGCTTGGGTATGACTTAAAAGTATTTGCCATGATCTCAGCCTAACGCAATCGCCATCGCGACCGCAGTGCCAGCAGGGTCTACCTGCAAATTCGTTTGTGCGCCAGCTATTGTAGTTGCGCCCGTACCGCCATTAGCAATCGGCAGCGTACCCGTCACTTGGGTACTTAAGCTCACCCCTGACAATGTGCCGCCCAAGGTAAGACTGCCGCTCGATGTCACCGTGCCGGTCAAGGTGATGCCGTTGACTGTGCCGGTGCCGCCCACGCTGGTCACTGTGCCAGTGTACTGGTCGTTCGACGTGACTGTAAAGTTCGGATAGGTACCTGAAATGCTGGTTGTACCAGCGCCCGTCAACGACACCGTCTGGTCTGGGGCGCTATTGGTAATCGTAAAGTTCGGGTAGGTACCAGACGTCGAGATACCGGTGCCGGCGGTCAATGATACGGTCTGATCCGGCGCTGTGTTCGTAATCGTAAAACTAGGGTATGTGCCAGACGTCGAAATGCCTGTCCCACCCGTCAACGACACCGTCTGATCTGGCGCTGCGTTTGTGATCGTAATCGACCCAGCGCCTTCTGTGATCGTGATGCCCGTGCCGTCAGTCAGATTGGCGTTCTTCCACACACCATCTACCGCGTCATAGATAAGCGTGTTGCCGGACGCCAAAGTGCCAAAACGCACGTTGCCGTCAGTTGCGCCGAGCGCTGATCCAAACGTCGGGCGTACAAACAACACACCATTACTGGTGCCCACATGCACAACCGCCGCAACTGTGGCAATGGCATTAGGTGTGTTCGGTTTGGTGGCGGTAAGCCCGCCCGCTACCGTCGGGTCGTAGTAAAGAATCTGGCCTTGCGTAAACGCAGAGGTATTTACTCCCTTAACTTCACCAAACTCGTAGACCGTTATCCAATCGTTGGTTATGCCGCTCTCGCCTGCAACACCAAGAAGGTAGTTCGACTGCTCAAACGTCAGCCCTGTTGCGGGTGCAGCAGTCAAACCACCGCTGGCTCCCAAAGTGCCTGTAAACATAAGCACCTGACCCTTGGTAGCCGCAGCAGTCAATCGCACTCGGTAGAACATTTCCTCGCCGACGTGCTGGATGACGCTGCCGTTCATCTGGAACGCCAACGTCTGGTACATGTCCTCGTCGTTGTAGTACAGCCTGCCGGTAGCGTCAGTGACCGTAGCCGTTGTATCAAACTGAATGAAGTCCGGTGACGAAATACCACCGGTGATCCCCGTCATCGAGGTGATGTTGTTGTTCACCCCTGCCGTTGCCCAGCTCTGATCAATCTTTTGCCAGACAGTACCGTTGAAGATGACCCAATCACCCGGCTGCCAGTCGGTAATACCATCAAGATTGGTCGTGCCGGCCACCGACACGATGTAGTAGTCACCTTTAGCGCCCACACTAGACGCCAAAGTGGGCGTGTTGGTCGACGCGTTCCACGTACCTTTGTAGGTGAGTGACGTTAGTAGCGCAATCTCGGCTTCAATAGCGTCGATCTGCGCCTGCAACGACACTAATGTGTCGATAACCGTCTGCGAGGTGCCACCACCGTTAGTGATGACCTTGATCCGTTCGGCTAGATCAGGTGCGACCACCTCACCGACGTTGATTTCGCGCCCGTTTGAGAGCGAAATGATGAGTGAGCCGTCAAAATCGATTTTAGCGTCGGTAACCGACACACCATCTTCACCGTCGACCCCATTAACGCCGTCTTTACCGGCTGGACCCATCGGTCCTGTGGCGCCGTCCCGGCCTGGGCGGCCATCTTTACCGTCTTTACCGTCACGTCCGTCGATACCATCGACACCGTCGCGTACCGAGTTGACCCGATCAGTGATTTTCTGACCCAGATCGTCGTATTTGGCACGAATGTCCGCCTCGATCTTCTTCAAAGCGTCCACTACCGCCCCGACGTTCTCGCTAACACGTCGTTTCTGGTTGCCTCTGGCCTCTTGCAAGGTAGAGCGAACCGACTCCAGAACAGCAGACTGCTGTTCCGGCGTCATGTTTTGCAGAATTAACTGTTTAGCGAGGCTTTCAACGTCCATTCGACAGCTCCTTGGTCAGCTCATCAAGGAAATCCTCTTCCATGCCGCTGATCTTGTTCTGCTTTTCCGCCATCTGAAGCTCAACAATCTTCGACTTGTTCTTGATGTCGGCTTCTTTCAGCATCAATTCAGCGATCTTGACCCGCTTGTCGAATTCTTTGGACGCCAGCTCATCATTGTTCGGCAAATTCTGCGTATTGGCCGCCATGATCTTCGCTTCCGTCTCGACGGGCTTCAACCGCGCCTCGATCAGCGTCTTCGTAGCCTCTGCACGGTTTTGCTCGGCCTGCGTCTGATTGACCGCGATCTGCGCCTGCGCCGCCTCCACCGCCAACTGCTGCTGCATCTGCGCCATTTGCTGCTGTTCTGGGTTCGGCTGCGCCATCTGTGTCAGCGACTCCATCAACTCCATGCGGTTAGACAGCGAGCTGTTGGCAACGATCCCCTTCAGGATCAACGGCAACACTGGCGTGTCTGGGCCCAAGGTCTGCAACAGCGCAATGAACTGCGCCTGCTCGTACTCACGTGCAATGATGCCCAGTGTCGCAGTCGGAATAAAGTTCATATCCACCGACGGATACCGCTCGGGGTCGAACTGCATGTACCTAAACGCCGACTTCTTGATGAACGGCATCAAGAAGTCTTCTTGGAAGTTCACCAGCGTGCGCTTGTACTTCTTGATGATCGAGGCAACCGCCATCGACATGCCGGCGTTGCCACCGTCACGCGAGACTTGACTGACCATCCCTTGACTATCGAGCGTGCCCGTTGCCTGCAACAGCATCGTCTCAAACCGCTGCGCGGTGGCCAAGTTGTCGTTCGACGTCTGACCAAACTTGAACGGGAACAGAATCTCGTTCGGGTTGCCGTTCGTCAGGATCGCCTTGCCCGGACGCACTTCAAACTTCGCCCCGCGCGGCAGACGCGTCGCATCCATCGCCATCATCGGCGCCGATGTCAGCGCTAATCCATCCAGATGCGAGCGCACTTCTGCGTCAATCGCCTTCTGCATGTTGTACGCCTTCTCAACCGTCCCCCGCCCTAGCAGACGATTCGGCACCGTGTCGTCCTGGTACGACAGCACCGGGCGATCCTTCATCATGTACGGATTCTCTTCGGCCTTCAAGAGCATCCCGTCGTTGGCAATCACAACGATCGCTTCGACCATGTCGCTGTAGTCCTCGGCCGCTGAATCCTCCGGGAACAGATCGACCATCTCCTCGTCGCTTTCGTTCAACTTGGCGATGTACTCTTTAGGCACCAGACCGTAGTAGGTCAGAAGCTTGACCTTCTCATCCTCATACTGGCTGACCTCTTGCGTGGGCTCGAGATCAGTGTCCTCATACGTCGGGGTGATGTTGACTTTGCGGTAGATGCCGCGCTCGATGTTGCGCACCACCTTGTGGATCGACACGTACTTCTCAATCGCCACACCCATGCAGTCGTCGACCGACGTGCCGTTTGGATCAAATAAGAAGTTCTTAGGGTTCACCGGCACTAGCTTGACCGACACGCGCGGCTTCTCGATCACGCCAATGGCCGCCTGCCCCACCTGCCCCGGAATCGGTTGCGTGGCCGGCATGTATTCCTTCTCCATGCTGACCACGATCTCACCAATACCAGTGCCATAGATTTCAGCTAACAACTCGATGTGATCGATAGACTTTCTAATCTTGTCCTTCTTGAAGTCTTCCATCAACTGGCGCTTTAGCATCTCCACGTCCAGTGGATTGCCGTCGATGTCCTTCAAGTCGTCTTCGATGTCGAAGTATTCGCCCGAGCCAAAAATCGCCTCCATGATCTCGGCGTGGCGCGTCTCCACCGCCTGCTGCGTCATCGGCGTGACCAGGCGGGAGCGTTCAGAATCGCGGGTCTTGTCTTCGACTGCCCATTCACCACGGAAGATACGTTCGTACTCTTCCCAGCTCGGCAGGAAATTGACATCTCGGTAGGTACGCCACCGATCACAATGATCAGTCACGAAAGAAACTAACTCTTTATCGGCCTCGTCTGGCTGATCAAAGTCGTTTTGGTCCATCTCACACTCCAGCGATCACGTCGATTGGTTCCCAATCATCATCCGCGTCGTCCGCAAAGTAAGAGGTTACGGCCAACTGGTCTATGTAGGACAATGCATCGGGCAGGTCATCATGCACGCCCTGCGCAGGAAACAACAGCAGTTGGTCGAGGAATGTTTCCCAATCGCCATCTTCGTTTAGCACGATCCTGCCATGCTCGAAGCGACCTTGGAGTCCCCAGATTATCCGGTCGGCCTTTTTTCGGTTGCCGTGCGTCAGGTCAACTATGTGCGAATATACATTATTCTTACGCATTAAGTCACTCAAATACGGCAAA